TCTGCTATTTCAGATGTAGGTTGTGATGCACGAATTAAAAAGCTACAAGCTATTAGTGCAGTAGTTCTAACAATCATGTAGTCATAATTACCATCTTGGTCTTTGAATTGTTTTCTAGGTAATTTACCATCTAACCTAGAATCTAAATACTTTGTTGCATTAGATATATATCTAGTAATAATTGTTGACCAATCATCACCTGACTCCAATAAATGGTCATTAGGATTAGTTGTATTTAACTCGTATATAAGTACAGAATCATTACCCTCACTAAACAACCATTGTTTAGCTTCTGACCATTCTACTCCGATATAAATATCTGTTGCTGTATTATGTGTTGCGGTAGTTGTACCTAAGAATCCTCGTTTAACTGTAAGTGTATTAGAAGATATATTAGTAATAAGCATTTTTTCATCATCAATCTTAATAATATCTCCATACCCAAATACACTACCATCTGATACATCTATAGCAGTTTCTATAATATCTACTGCTTCTGCTGTATTTGCACTTGAATCAGAATAACTTTCTACTTTTTTATATGGAGTTAAGTCTTCTCCATCTTGAAATAGTACAGTTACAAGTCCTGTATTAAAAGACTCATATAACTTGTATCCACCATGTGAAAATAACTCTACCCATCCATATAGGGCTTCTTTGCTATCAAATTCATCTATTGATGGGAATACATCCTTTAAATCTCTATGTGTACAATAAACCATGGTTCTCCTAATTTACTTTATATTAGTGTTGCTATACAAGTTCAACATGGACTAAATCGTCAAAATTATTGTCTTTAGTTTGCCCATCACTATCCCAGTCACATCCAACTCTAACTGGTATTTTCATTACATGAGCAATGCCTCTTATCATGCCACACATATAATGAAATGTATCTCTATCATCCCAGTCAATAGGATAAGGGGCAAGGTCAACAGCATCTCCTGTAATATGTTTAGAATATTTCGTCTTACTTGCACCTTGTGCAACTAACTCATCTTGTCTTTTTTGTGACCTCACCCCTTCAATAATGGTTACATCCATTATTTTAATAAGTTCGTTCAGGACAAATAACAACTCAGGTTTTACACCTTTTAATCTTTCTCTTGACCTTTTACCGAACCTATACATCACTTCTTTTTTCTTTTCTTTGCTTTTAGCTTTTTTCTTTTTTTCATTGGCTTTGCTTTACCAAAACCATATCCTTTACCTTTTGGCATTATGCTCTCCTAACTTTTCGGGCTACACTTTTGCTATATTTAGCTCTCTGTTTACCCCTTCTGTTTGCTTTTCTTTTTTGTCTGTTGGTATATGCTTTTTGACCTTTTGTTAAAGATGCCCTAACTGCTTTAGGTAGATATCTACCTCTTTTAGAGCGAGGTTTCTTTGAATCACTTTTAGTCACATACCCCCACTTCTGTTTAGTCCACTTTTTTAAACTCTTTTGTCTTGCTTTAAGTGCCATTACTTATAACCCCCACCAGCTTTTTTGTATGCTCTAGCTAACATTTGAGCTTTACGAGCAGACCATTGACCAGCTCTACCGCCTTTGCTACCTGCTTTAATACGATAAAACAATCTTTTTCTTAATGCTGGCTTAGTATAATTACCTGACTTGTTTACTGTAGACTTTCTTCTTTTTCTTTTAGGCATTACCACTTAACCTTATTTGCCCAATATGCACCTGACATTTTGCCTCTAGCAATATTTCTACGATGCCTAGCTTTAAATGACCTACGCTTTGCTTTCATTCTAGCAGACTCACCTTTTTTAGGTTTACCTGCTGTTTTAGCACCTTTCTGACCAAATCTAATTAACTTAACCTTACTGCCTACTTTTGCAAGTACAACATGAGATTTAGTTTTATGATTTGGTGTTCTTTTAGGTTTATTATAACCACTTAAACCATATCTAGCTAGTCTTGGGTCACGCTTACTTTTTCTCCCCCTAGGCATTACTTACCCCTAAATAATCCCTCTACTATATCTGCTACTAAATCAACGCACTTTTCAAAAAAAATTTGTTCTTTTTCTTCAGATACAAAAGGTATATCAATCTTATCATTTATTTTACTAGCAAGTTCATCCTGAAACTCTTCAGATTGTACCCAAGCAACTGCTTTATCTTTAAATTGGTCTGCTTGACTTTCAGCTACTGCTAACATTATTTTTTTAAAATCCATTTTATTTCCTTGTTTAGTGTTTACCATTTAATCTACTTATAATGCCTTTGATTTCAGATACCTGATTATCTAAGTCATTAATTTCTTTTGTTACCCCATCAAATTTTCTATCTAATTTATCGTCAGATTTATTCCATCTGTTTATTAATTTGATAACAATGTTTTCAATATTTTCTAAGTTCTCACTTTGTCCTTTATTTTCTACTTCCAGTTGTTTTAATGCTTCGGCTTGTTCATTTCCTCTTTTGTTCATTGAATAAACCATAAACATAAACATAGCTCCTACTGCACCAATCATACCAGCTTCTGAATATACTGCTAGAAAATCCATTATCTCTTTCTCCGCATTTCTCTGTTAATAAAGTAATTATGATTAAAGTCATCTTCTGTGAGGACTATTTTCGTCTCTTTTTCTTGCCCCAAGACAAAGGGTTTAAATTTAATTCTTCTTCGTACCATTTTAATTGTTCTTGCATTTTTGTTATTTTTACTTCTTCCTCCTGTATATGTTTTTCTACAAGTTCCTCAATGCTGGAATTAGCAGATTCCATTCTTCGTTCAAGTTCTGCAATTCTGTTTTCAATGCGTAAGTAACCCATAACAATAAAGCCAACTCCCACAATGATTTGAATAAGCCACTTAATGTTAAGACTAATACGAAAGTTATCATCAAGTTTTGTAACCCCATATGACCTGTACGTCTTTTCATCGCTCATATTTCGTATCCAGCGATAGACCAACCGCCATCACATGATACAAAAATCATTAGTCCAAATACAAACGCTAAAAATATTATTATTTTTATGTAATCGTGTATATCGTCTGAACTCATGGCTTATAATACTTATAAAAATCTTCTATATTTTCTGTATCTACAACTACAAAAATTGGACTAACGATATTATTGCCTGTACCGCTCCCACCAACAATGGCATATGCATATAAGCCATCTTGATAAGGACTTTTGATTGTATCGTTGTCAAACAAGTGTAAAAAACTTGTATCACTAAATACTGGTACAAACTCTGCATCTATTAACTCTTCTACCTCTATCCTTCTATTTTCGTTGTAATCTACTAATGTTCCTATATTTGTAGTTCTATGTGGCTGACTAGGAAATCTACCCATACCATTTATCTCTACTTGTTGGTTATACCACATTTGAGATGCTTTAATAATCTTTTCAAGATTAGCTTTAGTCTGTTTAGCTTTAGCACCTTCACCAATCCTACTAAAAGCAGGAGCGGAAGTAGTTGCAAGAGTAGCCATGATAGCCATAGTAACTGCGAACTCAGCAAGACTATTACCTTTATTCCACAAGAGTTGCTACTCCATCTACTAAAATATGTTTACCAACTTTAATTACACCTATTGTATTATCATGCAGGTTTTGACACTCTGCATCATAATCGGATTGGGCAGTAATCCAAGAATCCGTTCTTGATACTACCGCCCCATCACTTGTAACTACATAAGTATGTCCTTGTGCATCAAATGAAACTGTTTCTTCAGGACTAAACCTGTAGGTATTAGTTTCACTTCCTCTAGGTTTAAATATATAAACCTTATGACCTTGAGCACATTTACGGACAAGCATTATGCTTCTGCTTCTTCCTCTGATTCAGATTCCAAAGACTCTTTTAAACGATTGATAAACGCTTCTTTTCCAACATTAAGCTGGTCTAAGTTAAAAGCAGTACCATTGATTTTATTCTCTAGGTCTGCTATATGGTTTACCATTGTCTTTTGCTCATCCGTTAGGTCATCTAACAAATATTCTTTGTCAAATAAGTTTAACTTTTGAGGCTCGTTTTTTTGTTTTTTAGCCATTGTGTTATACTCCTATGTTATTAAAGTGCTTCTAAGTCTGATTTGAGAGCTTCCCAATCAGCTTTTTCTGATTGTAGCCTAGATATTTCGTTATCTTTATCTGCAATCTCTCTATCAATATCAGAGATTTCAAAAGACTGAACTACGTCATCTAAGGCTTGTCCATTCATTGGATTGAATTGTTTCCTTACTAATTGCAATTCTTCATGTGATTCTTCAGCTTGTGCTGGTTCAACTACATTTCCATCATCATCTAATACTTCTGCTACTGCTTCTCTATCGATGATTTTTTGCTTTCGTACAGAACAACATTCATCCTCTTTACCTTGAATATAATTTTTCATTATTTATCCTTGAGTTGTTGTTTAAGTTCATTTACTTCGGCACTTAGTTCTTGTACCGCATTAATTAATGGAAGAACAAATGCTTCAAAAGATACATTCTGTCTGCCATCAGGATTTTCATCCCATCCACTAAAAGTATCTACACCTTGTTTATCCAATGCTTGTTTTACTTCTTGAGCAATTAAACCATGTATGACTTTATCGCCACCCATAGGCTCTTTATCATTCTCATCATAAGCATTCCATTCTTTTGGAAATTCGCTTGGTGATTTATGTTTATATGTTACTGGTCTTATATCGTTTATAAAATCAAGACCTAATGTATCATCTTTAATTTCTTTCTTTTGTCTTTCATCAGAAGAGTGTGTCCAAGTAGCATTAGTATTATAATCATTATAAATATGACTTGTGCCATTACCAATGTGAACTCTTGTATTTGCAGTTCCAGTAAGTCCAACTCCTATAACAATTTGACTTGCTCCAGCTCCACCTGATGCATCTGTACCTGAACCTAAAAATATATTATTCACTCCAGTAGTTAATGCATCTCCTGCGGAAAAACCAATGGCGGTATTATTTGTAGCTGTTGCAGTTCCATCTGAACCACCACCATTAGATTGAATCAAAGCATTTTTGCCTATAGCTACACATTGTGTATCTTCTACCATTGCACTACCAGCATAATGCCCTAATAAAACATTACTACCACCTACTGTTAAAGCATCTCCTGAGTATTCACCCATGATTACATTATTACCACCAGTAGTCATACTTAACCCACTATTATATCCTATTGCGATATTTCCAGCACCTGTTGTCAAAGCAGTAAGAGCTGACCTACCTATTGCTATTTGACCAGTACATTGACTACCATCTGTTTTTTTAAGTGCATTTGTACCAATAGCAATGTTATGAGTTATTGCTATTCCACTAGTTCCTAAATCAGCACCACTTAAAGCATTCATACCTATTCCAATATTGTAGTCAATATGTCCGTTTGTACCCTCATCCATAGCTGACATTGCATTGTAACCTATTGAAATGTTTGATATCTCATCAGCACCCATAGATGCACTAGCTTGATATCCAAGTGCTATATTTCTATATCCAGTTGTTATAGAATTTAATGCACTATAACCCATTGCAACATTATGGTCTCCAGTTACATTTTGAAGTGCATTTGTTCCTACAACAGTGTTTTTATCTGCCCCAGCGCCTTCATACATAGCATATTTACCAATAGCAACATTGCCCTCACCAGTTGTAGCTCGTCCACTTTGATATCCTACAAAAGTATTGTCATTATTCGTTGTTAGGTTCTTTCCACTTTCAAATCCAATAGCAGTGCATCTTACAGCTGATGTTAAATCTTTTAGTGATTGATAACCTATTGCTATATGACCATCAGTTGTAGTATCTTGTAAAGCACGACCACCTATTCCTACAGAATAACTAGTATTAGCATATCTTAAAGCCTCAAAACCAACGCCAACTGACATTGTATCAGCTCCTGAACCACCACTCATTGTATTGTGTCCAATAGAGACATTATAAGTTCCAGTGGTTAAACCTGAACCAGAATCTCTACCTATAGCTATTGAACCAGTAGCTCCAGTCGCAGAACCTAAAGCATTGTATCCTACTGCTACTATATCAGAACCAGTTGAAATAGCATCTCCTGCATAATTACCTACTGCGACATTTTGACCACCAGTTGATACTGCTTTTAGTGTTGAAACTCCTATAGCAACATTATGACTATGTGAGTTACCGCTTGAGCCTTCTAAGGCTTCATGTCCTATAGAGGTATTGTGAGCACCAGTAGAATTGTGTCGTTGTGATTGATATCCGATTGCAGTATTTTTATTACCAGTTGTAGCAGATTTCATTGCTTCAGAACCTATCGAAACATTTTCACTGCTAGTAGTAAGTGATTGAGAACTTTGATATCCTATTGCAATATTATTATCACCAGTGGTAATGTTTTGTAAGGAATTTCTACCTACTGCAACATTATATAATGCATTATTACTGCTTGTACCACTTGTTCCTGACATTGATAGATAGCCAATAGCAACATTACTTGCACCATCATCAAGATATCTTCCAGTATTATGACCTATATAAGTATTAGCTTGTTCATCTGTAAGACTAGCACCTGAGTTTTCACCCATTACTACATTACCAACTCCAGTAGTCATTACTCCCAAAGCATTTGTGCCTATCCCAACATTTGAACTGCCTGATGTCATTGAATCTAAAGCATTTGCACCAATCGCTATATTATAACCGCCAGTAGTAACTGCATATAAAGATTGATGTCCAATTCCAATATTGTAAGTATGTGAATTACCAAAAGCACCTCTACCAGCTTGATAACCCATTAAAATATTTCCTTGACCAGTTACATTAAACTTACTAGCCTCACTACCCATAGCAACATTAAACTGACCGCCGTTTACTGAAGTTAAAGATTGAAATCCTACTCCTACATTATGTTGACCTGATTGTAAAGCTTGTAACGAAGAATGTCCAATCGCTACTGAATAATCAATATTTGTGTTATTAGCAGCTGTTAAAGCATTATATCCTATTGCTACTGCTCCAATTACATCTGCACTACCAGTATTATCTAATGCAAGAGAACCGATTGCAACGGATTGTTTTAATTCTCCAGTTCCACCCTGACCTGATGCATTTCCAATTAAAACATTATGGTCTGCACTGCTATTATTTATATATCTACCAGCGTAATCTCCGATAATAGTATTATTATTTTCTCCACCATCAGCAGTTTGAAATGCTCCACGACCAACAATAACATTACTTGCATTATAAGTCATTGAATAACCTGCTTGCCATCCAACTGCTACATTATTACTTCCAGTTGTTGCTACTGTTAAAGAACCTTGTCCCATAACAGTATTTGCATAACCTGTTGTTATTGCATCTCCTGCAAAAGAACCAACAGCAGTGTTCTGTGATCCTGTGGTATTTGCATATAATGCTTTATAACCAACAGCAGTATTATTATTTGCAGTTGAGTTTGCTTCTAAAGCTATCGTTCCA